ACAGACTTTCACACGATGGTCGCTGAGATGGCCAAAATCAATCGTAAACAGGCGAAAACCATCAATCTGGGCATGATGTACGGGATGGGCGTAAACAAGCTCTCAGAGCAATTAGACATCCCTGTGGATGAGGCCAAGGATCTGGTGAAGCAATACCATGATCGTGTGCCGTTTGTCAAAGGTTTGATGCAGGGTGTTCAGAACAGATTGAATGATCGTGCAGCGAGTGGATCAATCAGAAGCATATTGGGACGTAAGTGCCGGTTTGACTTATGGGAGCCAGATACATTCGGTATGAGCAAGGCCATGCCTTATCGTGACGCGGTCAAAGAATACGGTGAAACGACGCGGTTGAAACGGGCGTTTACTTACAAAGCGTTGAATCGGCTTATACAAGCGTCAGCAGCGGACATGACGAAGAAGGCGATGATTGACATCCATAAAGAGGGTAAGTTACCGATGTTACAAGTGCATGATGAGATAGCGATGTCGGTGAAAAATAGAGAAGAGGCAGAGAGTATAGCTAAGATTATGACTGAAGCCGTGCCGTTAGAAGTGCCTAGCTTGTGTGATGTCGAGATCGGCGCGTCATGGGGCGAAGCGAAATAGTTGACAACGATAGCCAAACATGTTCTTCTGGGCGAGTACGAACATAGTACATTTCCTTTTATGATTTCATGTAATGATTGAAACCCCGTTACAGCGGGGTTTTTTTTGACTTTTTCTATAAACTCTTATATACTCCCGACAAGTATGGGAGATATCACATGGATACCACGAAGTGGAAGTCAATTTTAGTGCCGGTTAAGACGTATGAGCAAATCAAACGGGATGCAAAACGGGAAGGCCGCACAATTAGTGGCCAGCTACGAAAAGTTCAAGAACTTTACACCGCAACCCGCAAAGAAAAAGAAAAGGTTGCATCTTAAATTGTGTCAAGCTATGATGCGCTTGCATATTTTATCCCCTTTTTAAAATCTGTTAGTTGAAAATTAGCCCCGTTCTCCAGCGGGGCATTTTTTTGTCTATTTTATTTGACATTGTCGTATATACTCCTATATTATTGGCAACAAGTGGTTCAATAATGAGTCACTAAAGGAGAAAACATGGAAAAAACATTAGGAAAAAACGCTACGATATTTGAGAGGCACGTTATCGCGGGCCTTGATTTAGCGGGCTTGGAGGTTAACGACTATTCCCCAGGCTATTTGACTGATAGAGAAACTGGGGAAATAGGTTTTTGCATCCAGCAGCTTTCTAAAGAAAAAGACCCCGATTCGGAAACGATGGTTGTTTGCTTTGAAGATCGTTTAGTTTGGTTCGCGCACGACAATGGTAGTGAGTTAGTCATACGAGATGATCAACCCGCTTCCCTTGTCGCGGTGCTTGTTCTTGCTGCGATCTGGACGGCGGACCCTATGTATCCGCCTCGTTGTCAAGAATGTCAGGAGGAAGGCTATGACCCGCAAAAAACCCATTAAAATCGATACGGACATTCCGCCGCCACCAAATACTCGTGGACGGCGGCGGGGTAGTGCCGGATGGATTGTGGATCAAATGAAAGATGGCGACTCGGTTGAGGTCAAAACTTGGAATGATAGAGACAAATTTCGTAGCGCCATCCGTTTAACTAAAGGCTTTCACCCCCGCACAGAAACGATTGGTAAAAACAAATATCGTGTGTGGAAGGTGGCGGACAAATGGAAAGAGGAGATTGAAAATGCAGAAGATTAGTACCCCCTTTGAAGCGTATGTCGTTGCAATGCGTCTTGCGATGACCGCACCGGATTATGAAAAGCGTAGGGAGTGTCTTGACATGGCCCATGATTTTTCCGGTCATCTGTTTGGCGACGACTTTAAAGAAGCTAATAAATTGATAGCTGATTTGAAGAACGAGATGACATTTACTTCCGTTGATTTTAAGCGAGATAAAAATGGGCTTTGAAAATCACGAGGACGACGGCGAGATACTTGACGCAGCTAAAATATTGTTTCGCAAAAATCAAGTGTTTCCTGTTCTTCAAGAAGTTTTTCCAAAGTCAATCGACACCAAAGTCGGAAAACGGCAGACCGAAAGGCATCTTGATCGGATGCGAAACTATTTTAACGCTACCGAAAAATATTTTGTTAGAGAAGACATGGTGAAACAAGCGACACGGGACATTATGAAAAAATGTTTGGTCTGCTGTGGCGAATGTGTAAGTAAACTGGATAGCGAAATAGACAGCGAAACGCCCATGTTTGATGCTAACTTAATATTAGAGGATGCCGTTGACACACTTGGCGAATTTCAATGGGGTCAGCACATGCCTTACGGCAATATGTGGCTAGAGCTTCCGGTAAAACCGATGAACTTTTTACTAAGAAACCTATGGCGGGATGCAAGTCGCGAATGGCAAGACCTTCCGCAGATCGTAGAGAAGCCGCCTTTAGAGCAATTTGAAAGAATTGGCAATTTTTGCACGATTGACGGTTATCAGATTGAAAAGATTGGCGTATTAGTAATTAGGGATTTTCCTTTTTATATTTTGAATACCAAAAAGCCAATCAGTGGTGGCATAACATATTTTTTTGTTGCTCAAGCAAACGAAAAACTGGTTGCGTCACAAACGAACACTTTTCCCTTTCCTGAACCAAAACCTTTTTATGTGCCGGATTGCGGCATCACAATCGCACCCCAACTTGATGTAAATCATGTCGATGACGAACAGTTTAAGAATTGGTTCGGGTACAAAAAAGGGAACAACAAATCAGCTTTGCAACATATGTTGTATGGTTTGCCAGTTAAGTCAAAAAACATGAGTAATAAAGGTTTTGTTTTGTCGCAAAAAACAATGAAAATACCGAGCGTCACAGTGGCTCACGATCCAAAAGTTCAAAACTTGGTTTTTAAAGACAACTTCTTCGGCATTACGATTGCCGTTGTCAACAAACTTCTAGCGCAGCTTAACTTTTCTCGACTCATCGAGTATCAGCATTCGACAGTAAATCAGAAGTCAAGCCGTAAACGAAAAAAACGCGGCACTGTTGTGACGCAGCCAAGCGATGAAACTTGTTATAAAACAATTTATTTGCCGAAAGAATCATCCGTGGTGAAAGCAAGTGAGAAAAAAGAAAGTAATGCTCACAACCGTAAAGCTTTTAAGGTAGATGGACATACCAGGTGCTATCCCACAGATGTCACCAACTGCAAGCGAGATCATAATCCAAATAACCCACGGTATGTCAAGTGCGGGTGGTGCGACAAACATCAACGATACTGCCACACGATTTTTGTGAAAGATCAAGTGCGAGGCAACCCCAAACTAGGGTGGATGCATCGTGAAAGAGAAGTGAAAAGTAAAGGAGATGAAGAATGAACAAGAACGAAACGATACAAACTATTCTGATGGACCTGTCAGAAACTATCGGCACTATCGAACGACAAAATATTGCTAACAGGATTCAATTTATCATCGATGCGTTCTGCTTCGTAGGCGACGATCCAAACGACAGCACGAACGGCAAACCCGTCACTCGCGTCACACAAGATTACGCGAACCACTTTGCACAAGCTATTCAACACCTAGCCAATGATCTTGAAAAAGGCGCAAAGCCATGAAAAAATGTGTCCGGAACTGCGGCAAAGATGCCATAGTAAAAGACAAACATTTAGGTGAAATCTGTGCAGATTGCTGGATCGAAAAATGGAAGATCACGAAAGCAAGTGACCAACAACCAAAGAAGGGTAACCGATCACCACATCGTCTACGCTGAGAGACTACATGGCTCGGCCCAAAGACCACGGTCCACGGCACTGGACATCATGAAAAGGAATGACACATGGCTACGGAAGGCCATCGTCCGTGGTTAACTTATATATATTTTATCTGAACGAAGTCTACTTACATTCATCTTATCCAACGATGGAGGAATGCAAGTGGATGGCCGACTTTGTTTTTGAAAGGGTCCTGATTAAAAAAGGCATGGTCCTCAAATGCCTTTACGTAGATTAACTAATTGGGTACAAAGTTACGCCGTTACGTTATATAGAGCCAAAAATAAAAAAAAATATTTTTGTAAAATTAGCCTGTAACCGGTGTAACTGGTGTAACCACTATATATGTATCTGTTTTATAAAAGTTTTTTTGTTACATAATTGGTTACATATATTTGTAATATGTCTCTAAAATGTGTAACTTCTTAAAGTATTACATTAAGTGTGAAAAAAGTTGGTTAAAAAATGATCAATAGGGTTTTTGCAAAACTGCGTTAATGCGCCCAAACTTCCGAAAAATATTTTTATATAATTTGATTCCATATACGTATTGTGTAGAATACTTCAAACTCACTCTTGTTAACTATTCTTATGCCAAGAAAACGCCAGCCTAAAAAATCTGATCCTGTACCAGCCCAGCGCGGGCGACCGAAATCCCACAAGCTATCCCCTCTGACGCGAAGACAAGAACTGTTTGTCAAAGAACTGGTCAGCAACGATGGGCAGATCACTTTGAGAGAAGCCGCTATCAATGCGGGCTATCCCGCAGGGTCGGCTCACTCTAGAGCTTATGAACTTACAAACCCCCACATTAGTCCTCATGTTTGTGCGGCTATCAAAAGCTATCGTGACGAACTCGACCAGAAATTCGGTATCACTTATCAGAGACACTTGAGAGATATGCAACTCATAAGAGATCAGGCGCTTGCTAACGGTGCGTACAGTGCGGCGGTTCAAGCAGAATACCGGCGAGGTCAGGCGAAAGGTGATATCTATATTAACAAATCGGAGATTCGGCACGGGTCTATTGATAGCATGAACAAAGAAGAAGTTGAGAAAGCCTTGGAAGATTTGAAGCAACAGTATTCCCCAGTGACCATTAACATCACCCCAGAGAAAGAAAGTGGCGAAACGCGAGAGCGACTTCTGGAAGCAGATTCAACGATGGACGAAGACTTCGACGACGAAGCTGCTCTTCACTAGAATTGAAAGTGTTGCAACCCCAGGAATTCCAGACGTTTTAATCTGTGATGAGAACGGCCAATTTCATTTTATAGAACTTAAAGTCATCACAGGATTTAAAGTTGGTTTACGACCACATCAAATAGCTTGGCTAACTCGACACTCGCACACCAGTTCTTGGGTTTTGATTCGCAAACAACGCACAAGTCATCCCGCCGAACTTTATCTGTATCATGCAAAAGATGCCATTGAGTTATCGGGCGAAGGCGTTAGATTACCGCCCTCCGTGTACCAACTTCATCCCTTTGATTTTGACAGCGTATTCAAAACAATTATCAACTGGTCTTGATTAAATCGCATAATATCGTATACTCCTCAATCAACTTAATTGAAATTAAAGGAGTTCGTATGTTTTTTTTAATAGAGTGGATAGCTAGATTGTTGTATGGAGATGAAGCAGTAGACGAGGCCAACCGAAGACCCCCAAAACGTCAAAACAAAAGAAGGCGGAGAAAATAACTTTGAAAAAAGTTGTTGCAATTAGTTTCAATGTATGGGATAATGTCAATACAACTAACAGAACGAGGATAAAAAAATGGCATTATGGTTTGGACAAGAAAGCAGTTGTTTTCCCCAAAGGGCGAAGTCTATGAAAGATATTTTATCTAGACTTCAGAGGCTTCACAAAAGAGGATGGGTCAAGACTCCCTCCACTATTTATGTGTACAAGTCTTACAAAGCCTTGGAGGATGGTTTTGATTACACAAACTACGACTGGGACGGGGAGCGGTTGAGGAAGTCAAAAACTCAACCAGCCGCTTTCGCCAATCGTTTGTTTTTTGGAAAATTAGAAGGAGGTGTTTGAGATGAAAAAATATTCGACAAAAATCAAACTTCACGACAACAGTATTTTTCCTGATTTCCCCATTGAAAATGGCCGTATTAATCCTTCAGTTAG